TTTCCACCAAATCCATCAAAGGTTGATATATATGCTTCCAATCTGAAACTATCATCAAACTTGGAAACTATTATTTCTTTAATTATTTTTTTCTCATTAATAATTTTTCTGGGCATGTATACTACATCTTGCCCATAAATTACCAATTGTTCATTGATTAAATCTTGTATTAATCTTTGTTCACTTGGTGAACCCTGTAGAAAGTAAGAATTTAATGGTGCCATTATCCAATCATATCCATTGGTGGGAGTTCGTATTCTGTCTTAAGTGCTTTTTCTATTTCTTCTAATTCTCTTATTGCATCTTCATATAACTGTCTTCCATTTAATGTAATTCCACCAGGCAACTGAACACCGTTAAATTTAATCATATTTTGTCCCCACTGCCTTTTTATTAATGCAGTTAAGTAACGTTTCAACCAGAAATCATTATATACTTTTGGAAAATCATTTGGATTTACTATTCTATAGCAATCTAAAATAATATATTGGTTTGAAACTTGTTGCCAATCAATATCTAAGTATAATCTATGCTGCTTTTTATTGAATCTTAATTGAACATCTGGGGTCAAAATCCTGCTTATATCCTCCAAATGTGTTTTTACCATTCCATAATTTAATAAATCCAATGCGCCATAATAATATAAATCGTTTAAAAATATTTGATATTTAATATTAAATAAACCACTAGAAATTGTGCTTGAATCTACTTTAAATACGTTATTGACTCCAATGATTGTGTCTGGAAGTGCAATAAAATTTGTAGATTCTTCATATGTGACAGTTGTTACCCCAACAGTAGAAATTCCAGAAGTTGATTGTGTCCCAGATCTTATTATTTCCCTTTCTTCTGATTGTAATTTATGTTTTAAATATACTCTTTCAATACCATCAAAATGTCTTTCATGAAAATATTGCAAGGCATCATCAACTAAATCTCCAATTTGGTCATCATCAACGTTTATCTCTAAAACTGGTTTCCCCAGTTTTCTGAGACAGTATTCGATAAGACCCTGACGAGAATTGGGTGATGCCATTGCAATATTTTCCTCTCTTTAGTGGTATTTATGCCTGTGCCTCTGCCCAACGTAATACTAGGTTTCCTGTAATGTTGGAACCAGTTGTTAAATAAACGTTGATTGCAAGTACATCAGGACCATTTGGGAAGGTTCCCCTTCCTCCAATTGGAGTATTGTTTAATTCCTTCAATTCTGATAAATCAATAGTTGATTTATCTACTGCAGTAGCAACGAATGAGAAAACAGTTTCACCTGGAGCAGCAGATACTGTGTTTGAAGTAAATGTGTAAGTAGTACCACTTGGTCCAGAGTTTACTGAGTTAGAAAACTGAACATAGTTTCTAGTCGCATCATATCGGAATATGTTGATAACTCTTGTTCCTCCAGGAACTCCAGTGCCACTGACAAAGAAACCAATTCTAACGTTTGCAACATCAGTATTAGTAAAAACTTGATACTGTGTGAAATAATTCTGAGTTAATGTAGTGGTTGCATTTATGGTTTGTGCTCCTCCCTCCCATGTAATTGAAGATGCGTTAGCAATTTGAGCAAATGATGGTTGTCCACCAGCACCCTGAGAAGTAAGAGTAAACCACTGGACACTTGCTGGGTTAAATCACCCGTAATTGCATTTGAAACACTAGGTGCCAATCGAATCATAAATGTAGTTGTTTTTGTTGTTGACACAGTACCACCAACATATGGGTAGTTAAAGATGTAACCACGGTCAGAGTCAAATAAACCATCAGTAAGGAAAGCAGAACCCCAGTGACTAATAACTGGTGTTGCTGTGTTACTTAAAAGAATTGCTCCAGTACCTTGAGTATGTGATGCTGCTAACCCTGCAGTATAGTTTCTAAATGAACCAGAAGAATAATTTCCAAAAGTTGCAGATCTTGTTACTCCAGTGAGGGTATTACCTGATTTTCCAGTATAATTTATAAGTTCATTGTCTACATAAATTGTTCCAGTATTTGGATATAATGAAGCATCAAGTAGTGGAATTGATGTTTGTGAATTTGTAATATTGGAAGCAAGACTTGTCTTTGGACCTTCATTTATAACTTCGTAACGAACTGGCAAGTTACCAGATCTCATGTATGCTTCAGTGTTTTTATTATTATTCTTTAATCTATGTACAAATAAATAGTTTCCATCTGGTCCACGAAGCATCCAATCAATAAATCCAGCACCATACCATGTGTACTGGAATCCAATCATCTGCATCTTATTAATTTCAATCTCATAACCACTTGCACCTGTTCCATCAGCACGGTCAATATTCCACTGGTATTGTGGAATAATAGTATCCTGAACTAAAGTTGCCTTTGCACCAGAAATTGAAGTTATTCCTCTAAAATCAGGAGAGACAGTAATTCCATTATTTCCAATAATAGATGTAACTACGTGTGTCATTCCACGAATTACTATTCTATCTCCAACAATTAATTGGTCAACAAATCTTGTATTTGCTCCAGAAACAAAATTAGAATCTGGAGTAGCAGAAATTGTACCTGCTAGTTGGAAAGTTGCAGATCTAAGACCAACAGACAAACTATTCCCATCATACTGCCAGAAAATACCATTTTGGTCATCAAATGCTCCAGCACGAACTGTTGCACCCTTCCATTTATAAAGTGATACTGATGGTGGTCTTCCTAGAATTGGTTGAGTCGTAGAAAGAACATTTGTTGCTAATACTGTAAATGTATTTTCGTTAATGACACTATTTACAGTATAATGTCCATTGTATCCAGGAGAGGTTACATTACTTATTTGTACCTCTGCTCCAACCTGCAATCCATGTTCTGTATCATCGGTTGTCATTGTAACGAGACTTCCAATTGAAGTTCCTGCGGCAGAAACTGTTCTCAAATCGTAACTTGGTGCAAATAATGCACCAGTTGTATACATTACACCTTTACCTGATTGATATCTAATATACTTTTTAGATTGACGAACTGCGTGAGCACCGTGAGATGGTCCACCAACACCCAATTGAACTCCACCATCAAATGGTCTGTGAACATAAAAACAGTCTGGTCTTGGATATACAGTACCAGCAAGACCTGCAGCAGTGACAGATCCAGTTGTTCTGGCATTGAATCTGATTTTATTTAACTCTGGGACACTATCAATAACAAAAGGTCCAGATGCTAAACTATGACCAGCACCAGCGGAAGTTACTGTTGATGTAATTGTATCTCCAGGAACAAGACCATGTGCATTTGCAAATGTTACTTCAAACCTTGCCAATGAAGAGTGCGAAATTGAAGCAGCATCTGCAATTGGAGAAGTTGTTAATTCGGAAAGTGATACTGATGGGAAGAAATTAAGAACTGTACCAGTACTTGGAGTTCCAGATGCAATTACTGAAGATATTCTTCCTCTTGTAGAATTATCTGGAATAGTTCTATTAATAGTAATCGTTAAATCGTTTGTTGGACTTGTTCCTCCCAATAAAGTTCCAAGGATTTTAAGTTGATATCCAGTAAAATATCCAGATCCAGGGGAATCGATGGAAACGTTATATGAACCAATAGATTTGGTAATATTAAATAAAGCTCCATCTCCAGTAAGTGTTCCTGAAAGACCAGTAAACGTAGCATTTCCAGAGAATGCTGTTCCCGAAGATGTGAACGAAGTTATTCTTCCATTACCATCAACAGTAGTTACTGTGATTGTTAAATCATTGGTTCCAGAACTTCCACCTAAGATAGTACCATTAACAGTAATTGTGTCATTGGGAGCATATCCCAATCCTGTAATAACCTGCCCTGGTTTGAAAGTTACAGTATAAGTAGGAGTGCCAGTTCTATAAACATCGAATACTGCACCAGAACCAAAACCATTTGTTACACCAGTTACATCTGTATATGTTCTGTAACTTGGTATTGCAATTCCATAAGCACTATCTGCAATAATTACTTGATTTGTACTTCCATTATAAAGCAACAGTAATCTAGTATATTCATCCAGATAGAAAGGAGAACCAAGTGGATCAATTTCTACAGATGGAACAGTGAATGATGAACTGGTATATCTTGATATTCCTATAGATAATCTAGTGGTATCTACATATCCAAAAAATCCAAGGAGACCATTAAAACTATTTCCTACTTTTACTTGAGATTGCACATAAGAATTGGTATCAGTATAAGTAGAACCTTCTTGAACTCCATTCAAATAAAGTCTTGTTGATGTTCCAGTTCTCGATACTGCAACATGAACCCAAGTGTTTGCTGGGATTAATGTAGTACCAAGGATTCTCTCTGTCCCATTCACATAATATGAAAGAACATCTCCAGAAGTTATTCTCAACATCGGAGCAGTCATTGGCTCAGATGTTCTCATATCAATTAAAATTTCCTGTGTACTTACTCTATTTCTATAAATCCAAGTTTCAAGAGTAAAATCGGATGTTGAAATATCAAAATCTATATTTGAATCT